CATCGCCCTGAACGAGATGGAACATGACCAGGCAAAAGTCCACTCAATCGTCGCTTGGCCCTGGATATTAAATGCTCTTATGAATTAGAATTGGAATAAGGATAAATATTACTCGACTGATGCCGCATCGAGGCATTTGCATTCTATATTCTCGGTTTGATTATTAATAAATCCAAGATTCGTATTTGCAGCAACTATTTCGCTATGACGTGGCAATGAACGATAGAGAGTAATATTTTTAATTCCAATCATAGTTCCGCTTGCGCCTGTAAGAGCACAAGCAATAACTGGGTCCTTTAGATCTGTACTACTTTTGTTATTAACATAGATATCGAGGATTAATATAGAACTATTGGACGATTTGTCACGGATACCATAAACAGTGACAGAATGAACAGCGGCGATTCTATCCTTCTCTCGAAGGTTGGCAATTTCTTGGCCGAGATTATTGGCTGGAGGTGCCTCTTTCTCCGACGGGGCGATACTGACAAGAACAACAAAAATGATCACTACGATCAAGATGGACGCGAGACTGGCCGGCGGCTTTTTCTTTGGGGGCGCTCCCAGTCCGTCGAAGGACGCCCCGCAGACCGGGCATTTCTCCATCCCAGCCACATCGCTGGCCCGGAATACCATCCCGCAGGACGAGCAATGAATATCCGGCATGGCGGTCACGCCTGGGCATTGTTTTGCCCGCCGGCTTCAAAAGCCGCCAGCGTCGCCTTGAGGCGGTCGGCGTACTTGAAGATATCGTCGAGCGTATCGATTGGCACTCGCTCTTCTTTTTTATCTGCGCTGAACAGACCAAGATACTTGGTTGTTCCATTGAAGTGTAACCGGCAAAGCTGCTTACGGTTGGTATCGTCAAGCAGCACGGTCATATAGGTTTGCGTATCCCTGGGGACGATCCGGGATGGATCGCACGTCTCGCGGAGGATGGCCTTGACGATGAGATACCCGTCAATTTCATCCTGCGTGGTTTCTATCTTTGACTTCGGAGCGGCATCTTGTGCCGGTTCAGCGGCTTCGGGGGCAACCGAGCTCATGGCGCTTTTGAGTCGGTCGGTGATGCGCTCCTCCAGAAGCTTGGCAAAAGCGCGGCGTATTATCGGCGCGAACTGCTCCCGGACAGAGGCCGTCAAGTGCCCCATATAGACCTTCTTGAGGAAAAATTTTGCGAAGTCCTCGGATGGTTCTTCAAGTTCGGCTGTGAAAAGATTTTTAATTTCTCGGGTATATTTGAGCTCCATGGCCGTGGACAGTGTCTGGTTGAGATCGAACTGACCTTTGGTTAGCTTCTTGAGTTCCGGCACAAGGGAAGTGTCGATGTTTTCCAAATCAACGACCATAAACGGCCGATCATCCATTTTGTTAGGCTCATCCAGATCGGTAAAAAAATGATAGCGAGCGCCATCAGTCAAGATCGCTACGCGGCAGGCGGTTACGGAAAAATAGCGGTAGAGTTGGTTCCCGGCGCGGGAGAGATCCGCACCATACGGCTTGCACTCGATGATGCAAATGGGATTGCCGTCGATAAAGACGGCATAATCAACTTTCTCTCCTTTTTTGATGCCGTGATCGGCTATAAATTCCGGGGTAACCTCTTGCGGATTGAATATATCATAGCCGAGGAGTTGCAGGAACGGGAGTACCAGGGCCGTTTTGGTAGCTTCTTCAGTAGTAAGATGTTCTTTTAATTTCTCAATACGACCGGCTAGTTCCTGGATTTGCTCAATAAAATCCATGACAAGCTCCTATTGCGTTTTCCCTTTATGCTTTTTTCCCGAACCCCGCCGGGTCTTCATGGATGTGATTAGCGTCAAGAGTGGTTTGAGGCTTGGAAGCACCATATTCGGCGCTTTTACCAGAGCCTTCCGCCACACCCATCCTGGCCATAAGCCCCTTGCGAATCTCCTCCGCCGGGGCGTCGTATTTGAGCATCATTGCTTCGAAGGTCTTGAATTCGCTCTCCAGCGGAGTGGGTTCCTTCTGCTCTGGCGCCGTCGTTTGAGGTGCTGGAATATCCCCGAGCATGTCGCCCGCGCCAGTCAAGAGCCAATTGGCATTGATGTGAAAAGAGTGAACCCAGCCGGCCAGGCTGCTCGCTCCGGGTTCACGAATCGCCGCAAGATATCCACTAAGCGATTGTGCCGTAATCCCGCCAGCTAGTGCAAACGCCTTCTTCTCAATATTGAGTTTTTCGATAACAGCCCGCAACCGCTCTGAAAAATCAATTAATTCAGGGCGTTTTTCTGCTTGCGGTGAATTATTTGCGGGTTGATTCGCTTTTTTCATTGACTCACTTCACATTTTTCATATAAAACCCAAACCAAGCGAACCGAAACGCAAAATCCGGTCATCAAGACCGAGGTGCCCGCAAGAGAGGTTTCCCGATGGATAGTTTCAGCGAACAGCTACGCAAAACAGGGACATCGCGTCAAGTCAAGTTGCGTATGTTCCTGATGGAGCACGGTATCAAGGTCAAGAATCTGGCGGCGCAGCGCGGCATTTCCCCTGGCGGAATGGGGGATGTGTTCTCCGGCCGTAGGCCCAATGCCGATCATATCGAATGGCTGATTTCAATGGGCATCCCTGCCGAGCTGCTGCCCTCCCCTGTCGCTCCGAAAAAGCGCGGCCCCAAACCCAAGCATGCTACCGGCTCGGGCGAGGCGTCCCAGGAGCAGGCCGCGTGACCTCCCCATCCAGACTCCCGACCTGCCACGGCGCGAACAGGCCGCAGGCCGCGTCCGTTTCCCGGCATTGCCGGCCCGAACGCGGGCAGGTCTTGACCCATCCCTCGGTCGTCACCGTTCCGGAGAGGTTACAGACCCACTCCACGCAATCCATGCACAACGGTTCTTTGTTGGTTGGCATAATGCCAATTTTCCAGGCCCGCGAAAGAGAGTCCATAAGATAAAGTGAGGAAAATCTATGGCCAGGGACTTTGATTCGCTTGTTTCCGTGCTTCATGCCGACGTGCTCGACGCGCCGAGCGGCAAGTCGCCCCGGCAGATTGCCGAGGATCTTGGTTTCCGGCGCTACTCCACCTTCATGAACCAGATCGAGCAGCAGGAAGGATTCAAGCTCGACGCGAATCTGGTGCTGCCGCTCATGCGCCAGACCGGGTCCAAGCAGCCGCTCCACTATCTGGCCGACCGACTGGGCTGCGTGGTGCTCGATCTGCCGCATAATGTCCCGTCCAATCTGGAGGCCCTCTCCATGCAGGCCATCGCCGCAGCCAAGGAAGTGGGCGACGTGCTCGGCGTCTATCGGGACAAGGCCGGGGACGGCGATGTGAGCCGCCAGGACAAGATCGACATCCGCAAGGAGATCTACGAGGCGCTTGTCGCCCTGCTGTCCTTTGCCCGGTCGCTGGAGAATGCGTGATGCAATGTCGCGGTCTGGCCAGGGAGGCGTGTTGGGGTTCGGGGCGCGGTCTGCTCGCCGCGGCTCCGGCCAGGGGCGGGACCGCCAACCGCCCGCTCCCTGGCGAGACCACGACGACACACGGGCGCGCGGGTCGGGTCGGGCGGATCACTCCCCCTTTCCGTCCGATCCGGCCCGCAATTTTCGCGGAGGTGGGGCATGGAGTTTCTTCTCGGCGCGGCCCTGGGGCTGCTGGTCGGGGGCATCCTCGGCGGGGCCTGCGTGTTGTCCCAGGTCGGGACGTGCGCGGCCAATGGATTCCTGGAGGTCGGCAGCAAGGGCTATCGCTGCACGCCGCTGGAAGGGACGCCGCAAAAATGACCGTCGACCGCCAGCCGCTGCCCGGCGTGTTCCCGTTTCGCCATGGCGACCTGGTGCGGGTGACGGTGCGCGGCCATATCCGGCTCGACCGGTTCAAGCGGATCGTCTGGACGGCCAAGGGCTGGGGCGCGGAGTGCGTGCAGGCCAAACGCGTGCCGCTCGGACAGATCCGGCGCAAGGAGGACTGAGGCGATGCGCGACTATTCTTGTCCGTACTGCGGCGCCCCCCTCGGTGAGGACGACGTGGAACAGTTCGATGGCGGCACCGGCGATTTCGTAAAAAGCGTGCATGATATCACTTGTTCAGCCTGCAATGGGTTGATCCACGTCACGGCCGAGGTCTGGGACGTGCAGTATTCCCTGGAGGCCGCCACCATCGTCATCCGCGACGGCCAGGAAGTGCCGGCCGATCCTTCGCCCGAGGCCGTGGCCCGCTTTTTCAAGCGGACGCCCGACCAGATCCGCCTGATCCCCGAATCCGTCCATTGCGAGGTCTGCGGCCGCGACGGCGACGCCGAGTGCGCCACGGCCGCAGACTACATCAAGCGCGGCTGGCACGTGGCCCCGGAATTCCCCGGCGTGCGCGTCACCTGCCCGAACTGCCACGGAGGTGCGTGATGCTGGATGTCACCCACAAGCTGGCCACGGCCGAGACCGCCCTGGCCGAACTGGCGGCCGATCCCGGGTTGACCACGCCGCAACGCAAGGCCGTGCGTGGCTGCCTCAGCTCCATCCAGGGCGTGGCCCTCATGCGCCGCCACGCCCTGCTGCGTCCGGTGCCGCGCACGGATGCCGTCCGCGTCACACCCATCGTCGAACGCCAACGCCTCGCCGCCGGCGACGATACGCACGGAGGCAACGATGCGGCCTGAAGACGCCTATTGGCCGATGTTCCTGCTGCTGGTCGGCGCGGTGCTGGTCATTTTCGGTCTGGGATTCTGGGCGGATTTCCTCGCCCGCCGCGAGGCGAAACGCATGCAGGGCGCGTCTGTCCGTCTGTCGCCGCAGTCCTCCGCGTTGTTTCGCAATCCGACCCTGCAACCGGGAAAACCCTGGGAACGCAAAAGGGAAAGGAGCTGAATATGGATAACGATTATATCCGGGACGAAGGAATCAAGAGTTTTATCATAATGGCCTGCCAGACCGGAGAGGGCGTCCAGGGCTGCTATGCCGCCTCCCTATACCAGCATTACGTTTCCTGGTGTGCCAAGCAGATGTTGCGCTTCCCGCTCCATCAGTCAGTATTTTCCAGGGAGCTGGAAGCGCATGGATACCGTCAAATAAAGACCAGGAAAGGGATGATGTTTATTCCGAACATCGCCCCGCTTCGGGAAATAAAGCATCCCGCCGACCCGGAAAAGGTCCAGCGCGACCTGCACGAAGGCGCCCTGGACGCCGTGCGCGCCGAGCAGGAACTGCGTCAGTTCCTGGCGCAAAATTCGGTCATCCTCGGGTTCGACCGGCAGAAATTCAACGTGGACGCGCTGCTGCCCAAGGCTCGGGCCTACGTGGAATCCCTGGAGCATCTGCATTGCGTCGAGTCCCGCGCCATCGATCTGGGGGTGTGGGGATGACCATGCGCATGCTGGCCGATCTGCGCCGCAAAAAGGCTGAGGAAAAAGCGAAGGTCGTCATCACCATGAGCTGTATCGAGGTGGCCCTCGAACAGCTCGAAAAAACCTTTGTCGACCAGAAGCCGGCGGCCCGCCAGCTCGCCAAGATCCGGCACTGGCTCGAAGCCGTCTGGAAGCTGCTCAAGGCCGACGGCAAACCGCTTTCCGCCGCGCTGCTGCGCCGGGTGGACGTCGAGGTGGCGGCCATGGACGCCGCCCGCGACACCGTCATCGGCCCCTGCGACACGCCCGGCGCCTGGGCGGCCTGGCTGGTGGCCCTGGACGCGCTGATTTCCGACATCCGGGCGCTCTGGCCCGAGGCCCGAAAGAACGCGCCCTGGCGCTACCTCTGCCAGACCTTCGACACCTGGACCCGCGGCTTCCTTGTTGCCAGCAAGGACAGCGACACGGCCGAGGGACTCGGCTTCGCGCTCTTCCTGCGCATCATCGAGACGACGGAGGTGGGCTATGACGTCGCGGCCTGACATCCACCCCGCCATCGCCAATCTTTCGCCCGACCGGCTGACGAAAGGTCTCTACTGGCAACGTTCCTGGAACGTGGTGACCGGCTGTTCCCACGTCTCGCCCGGCTGCGACATCCCGGCCGACTTTCGCGCCGACCGCCAGGACTGGCCGGATGATTCACGTTCCTACCGCGTCGGCAAGCGCGCTGCCGGCCGCCTGCTCGACGGCCGAACCCACGACGCATTCCCGGAGGCTGGTATCTGATGACACGCCCGTTCCAGGATGACGGTCGCCGCTGGCTGACGGTGGCACAGGCGGCCTATCTGTACGGATGCTGCGTCAACACCATGCGCTCCATGGCAGATAAGGGGTGGGTCAATGTCAAATTCACTCCGGGCAGACACCGGCGCATCGACCGGGACAGCCTCGAAGGCCCCGGTCTCATCGATCGGGACCGGCAAGTCGCGCTTGATATCCTCAAGGGGTTGGGTACACGATGAGCACATGCGAATTTATCCACGGTCTGACAAGGGCGGCACGTGGTACGTCGAGTTCGACCGGATCAAGAAACGGTCACTCCGCACCAAGGACGCCAAGGAAGCCGAAGCCCGCTTCAAGGTCCTGCAGCGCGAAATGGCCATGGGCAAACTCCTGGTCATGGACAAAGTATCGGACAAGGCCCTTGGCGAATTCCGGGATGAACTCGTGGCCTGGGCCGAGAAAGGCGGCCAGTCTGACTCCACCGGCCGGGCCAATCGGCTGGCCTTGGACCAGCTCATCAACGTTGCCGGTCGAACTGTCCGTCTGGATCGCCTCGGCCGCAAGCACATCGATCTGTTGATCGCGGCATGCAAGGAACGCCAATGCTCGCAACGATCAATAGATACCTACCTGCGCCACTGCAAGGCTGCCCTCAAGGTGGCCGTGGATTGGGAATACGTCAAAGAAAACCCGTTCGCCAAGATCAAGATCAAGAAGCGCAAACCCGAAGTGCGCCCGCACCTGCCTCCCGGATCGTTCACCAAGTTCCTGATGAGCATCGAGGATCTGATATGGCGCCGCGTGTTCGCCCTCTACTGCGCCACGGGAAGACGCCGCAAGGAATTGCTCGCCCTCAAGGCCAAGCATGTGGACATGGCCAACAAACGCTACCAGATCGTGGACTCCAAGACCGACGAGTCCAAGGGCTTCTATCCCATGACCACAGCCGGTGTCATGGCCTTCCAGGCGTTCCTGCCATTCGACAACCCGGAAGCCTACTTGCTGCCGCGAGTGCACATCGACACGATATCGGACAAGGCCAAGGAATTCTTGCGAGCGGCTGGGTTCCCGGACGTGTCACTCCAAGGCCTGCGCGTGTCATTCGGCGTGGAGTACCTCAACCATGGGGGCAACCTCTACGCGCTCAAGGAACTGCTGGGGCATGCCGAGTTCACGACGACCGAGCGCTACTATTCGGATCTGACGCCGGGCTACTTGGAAGAGGAGGCGTCTCGGGTGGCGTTTGGCGGAGGCGTGAATCTGACCGGCAAAGTACGCTGCGTGAAGTAGCCCCCGCTGCTCATACGAGCACCCCCTTTGCACCCCCCTCCGCTGCAACCCGTGTTGTGGCGGGCATCCCCGTTTCCTTCGTAATCAGCAGGTCCGGAGTTCGAGTCTCCGCGCTGGCTCCAGAAAAATTCAAGGCTGTTTGGTGGTTAGACACTAAACGGCCTTTTTATTTTCCTCC